CACCTTGCGCCGCGAGGTAATGCCCGCTCCCATCGCAAGAACCTGCGCTTGGATGTCTTTGAGAGGATCAACCCAGTCCCACCTTGGCGGGATCCATTGCACCGCGCGCGCGTCAGCGGGGTCTGCATCGAGCGCGCCCGACAGCACAGCCGTCTCCAGCCAGCGCCGCCAAACGGGACGGCATAGCTGATGCGCCATGACACCATGCTGCAACTGGCCAATGCGGCGGCGGAACTCGACCAGTTCGGCACGCAAGGACGAGTAGTTCGCCTGCCGGACATCGCCCGTGACGAGATGATAGGGCAGACCCAGCGAGGCCGAGACCGCTAAGAGTGTTCTGTACTGGAACGCCTCATAGCCGCCGCCGACATCGGCGGGACTTGAGAACTTCACGTCTTCCCCAGGCAGAAGGACCTGCATGGTGCCAGGCTCTAAGCTCGCGATGGCGGCCCCGTCGAGATCCGCTGCCCCTTCACCCATCATCGGATCTTCGGGGGCCGTCTTGATAATGAAACCCGCGAACATCGCGGCCGTCTTTTTGCGGTCGAGTTCCGCATCGTCGTACTGGTCTAAGAGGAACAGCCGCACCAGGGCGGGAGCCACATGCGGCAGGCCGCGGATTTGGCCTGCATCAATCGGCCGATAGATGTGCAGCACCTCTTCGGCAGGAACGCGGACGGTATCTGGCACCGCCACCCGCTGATCCGTGCTGTCGCCTGGATGGCGGCGGCGGAAGTGATAGGCCACGCGTCGTCCAATAAGGTCGAACTCAATCCCGCAGCGAATGCGATTGCCATTCGGGCCCGTCTCCGTTTTCTCAAAGGGCAGCATCTCGGATTGGAGAAGCTGCAATTGGAGCGGGACCAGGAGCCCGTCCTCCGCCCGTCTGGGCCGAAGGCGCACAAAGCATTCGCCCGCCACGAACATCTCGCGTGCGACCATGGCTTGCAGCCCGTAGAAATCGGTCAGACCATCGGCGTCCGCCTCATCCGTCCAGGCGAGCCAGAGCTTCTGGACCTGGTCACGCAGCACCGCATCCGTGATGAGCGAGGACGGCTTGATACCGTCCCCAACAAGGTTGGCCGCAAAGGCCTCGCAGGCGTTCGCCGCATAGCCGTTGGTGACCACCAGTTCGCGCGAGCGTGCCAGCAGTTTGGGTCCGCCCGAAGCCACGAGCGCGTTGATGTTCTCGAGAGGTGGGTTCCAGCCCCGCAAGCGCCGCTTCGCCATCGCGCCTTCAAGCCGCGCGCGCATGGCTTCAGGACCGCCCGGCTTGCGGCGGCGAAAGAGGTCAAACATCCCCATTTGTGTCAGAGCCCCTTGGCAGTCGTCACGCGGACCTGCCGCACGATCCGCCGCCCTTCGGCCATCACAATCTCACGGTCCAAAGCCTCAATGGCCCGGTCGATCTCGACCAAAGACCGGTAGTCGACCGTCTTACCGTCATAGCTGACGCGGGCGACGCCCGAGGCACGCTGCGACGACAGAGTCTCCCGGCGTGCGCGAAGATCGGCAAGTGTTGGCATATGCCACCTATACGCCATTGACATATGCGCCAGCGGCACACATATAAAAGCATGGCCATCGTAACCGTCGTCGAAACCCCAGAATTCCAACGCCGCGCTCGTGCCATTATGAGCGAGGAAGAGCGCTTGGCGTTGATCGACTTCATCGCACGGCATCCAGACGCAGGCGTGTCGATTGGGGGAGGCGTTCGCAAGGCCCGCTTTGCGCGCGAAGGTGGCGGCAAAAGCGGGGGCTATCGCGTGATCCACTTCTTCAGCGAAGATGAGACCATTCCAATTTTTCTCATCACGGTCTTTGCGAAGAATGAGAAGGCAAATCTCACACGAGCAGAGACCGAACTTGTTAGATCCCTCGGCAAGCTGCTTGCCGACAGTTACAGGAGCCAGCCATGACCGACGCATTCAAGAGCATTGAACAAGGGCTTGAAGAGGCCATCGCCCACGCCCAGAAGCGCAAGACTTTGACGATCCACGAGATCGACGTTCCGGCTCCTGATGTCTCAGATATCCGGGCGCGAACTGGACTTTCGCAAGCTGAGTTTGCGCGCTCCATCGGCGTCAAGAAGGGGACACTCCTCAACTGGGAACATCGCCGCCGGACACCAGAGGGGCCTGCGAGAGTTCTCCTTGCCTTGATCGATAAAGATCCAAGGATCGTTCAACGCACCTTGGCACCCTAATCACCCCATATAGCTTGACCGCGCAACGCGGCGCACCTGTGCCTTGCGTACAGATTGCATGCCCCCGGCAGAGTGGGCGCCCTTGGCTTCAGAGACAGCAAGCTGTGCGGCCAACTCTTCCCACCGAGCGTCCAACCAGCGGTCTGCGCCGAGGATCCAGGCGGCAGCGCGGGCATAAACACGGCAGTCGAGTGCCTCGTTGCGTTCCCGAAGCTTTTGCCATTCAAGCTTGGCAAAGCCGCGCTTGTTCTTGACCGTGACCAGCTGTTCGGCCGTGAGCTGCTTCAACCATTCAGCGTCGACCCAGCCCGGAAGATGGAGAAAGCCGGGAGAAAACCTCTCCCCACCCACCGGGCTGGTGACTTCCAGCGGGTCAAGCCGCAGGAAGCGATAGGTCTCGGCCTTAAACGTCGATGTGGCCACCGTCCAAAGCCGTGCACCGCGGCGAAGCCGCTTGCCCCCTATGGTGGCGTCCACAAATGTCGGCCCTGTGACAGGGCTTGCCCGATTGAACCCCTCAACGCCCTTAACAGGTGCGACCTGCGCAAAGCCAACCTGACGCGCCCAGGCATAGACGGCCGCCGTCTCATAGCCCGTGTCGATCGCCAGCCGCGCGATGGTCATCGGCGTACCGCTGGCGTGAGCCCAAGTCCGGCCAAGAAGGTCCGAGAGCTTCTGCCAGCAAGCCTGATCGCCCGGGCCGCCCTCGATGACAATGTGATCAATGAGCCAGCTTTGCAGGCCCTTACCCCAAGCCCAGACATCAACCTCAATCCGGTCCTTCTGCACGTCGGCGCCAGCGGTCAAAAACAGCCCGCCCGCCGGCACCGTGCCCGCGCGCCAATCTTCCTTGAGCCCCTGCAACCGCTGCCAGTCTGGCGCCTCGCCGCTTTCCATCCAGGTCTCGCCCAGAGAGGTGTTGATGAATGTCTTCATCGTCTCGTCCCCACCGGCGCGCGCGGATAGAAACGCCTTGGCCATGGCCTCGAGCCGCACCCAGGGCGAATAGATCTCGTTCAGATGGAAGCCCGCCGTCCCGTTGAACGGCGCATCAGCGATCCAGCGGCCCTTGGAGATGGCCGCCCAGCGGGTCTCATCCTTCCAGAGAGCATCACATTCGGCGCAGTGGTAGCGCGCAGTTTCCGGACGATGGCCGCCAGCTTCATCCTTGTCCCATTTGACCTGCCCCCAGGTCAGGAGTTGTTCTGCGCCGCAGGCCGGGCACGGCACCCAATATCGGCGCTGGTCGCTTTCCTCAAACGCCGCCTCGATCCGGCTCGCGCCCTTGTTCGTCGGCGTCGAGACCAGCACGATCTTGCGGTTCCAGAATGTCACAGTCCGCTTTTTCGCGAGATTGACCGGGTCGCCTTCTGCCCCCGCGCTGAACGGATAGCGGTCGACCTCGTCGCACAAGAGCAGTCGGATCGGTCGGCTCGCCAGCCCCGAGGGCGCATTGGCCCCAACGATGGTCAGGTGCCCGCCGGGAAACCGCTTGTGCAGGATCTTGTTGTTGCCATCCCGCGACCGGGGATCGGCGATCTTGCCCTGTAGGCACGGCGTATCGCGTGCCATCGGCGAGAAGCGATCCTTTGACCAGGTTTCTGCGTCCCGTTCGGTGGGCATCACCACCATGATCGGCGCCGGGTCATGGTCGATGTGGTAGCCGACCATGTTCAAGATCGACTCCGACTTGCCGATTTGACTGCTCGACATGATCACGACGGTTTCGGCCGCCGGATCCGAGATCGCATCCATGATCCCGCGCTGGTATTCGGCGCGGCTCGTTCGCCACTGGCCGGGTTCAGCACTGGCCTCAGAGCTCAGCCGCCGGTTCTGGTCCGCCCAATCGCTGATCGTCAGGTCCGGCGGCGGCTTCAGAACCGCCAGTGCCTTCACCACCGTCCGCTTCAGGATCGGCAAGCCCGTCAATTTCAGGATCGGTTTCGAATTCAATGTCTGGCTCTGCGAGATCATCGAGCACCTCGCGGATCGCAGTT